ACGGGCGTGGAGAACCACGCCTGGTTTGTTCTCGGACAAGCCACGAAAACCGCATCGTTGAAACGAAGTCCCTATCCATTAAAGGAAAGGTACCACTTTCGACACCACTTCAACTGACACAAGCCTGGGTAACGGGTCCCCCCGTTGGTCGATCTTGCGATCTCCCCATAGCGTGTGCGCACAAGGCGGTAAAACCCTGGTTTTCCTTCATGGTGCGTACTCATAGTACCGAGACGTCGTCTCCCAAGCAAGGGCAACCCTTGCTCGCGGACGCGCCGACGATAACCTAGCAGCCACAACACGCTCTTCCCAGCCGACTGGGAAGAACGTCCTGTGTATATAGGGACTGTCGAACATAGACGCATGCAAATGCGTGTATGTCTTACAGTCATGATTAGTGGTAGTACGGACTGAAGCTTGACTAGGCGTCAGCTCCACTCCGTACAACGACAAATAGGTGAGGCGTGTACGTTCAGGCACCTCCGCACGCGGAAGAGCCTTGAACCGACGCCCCATCGACCGAATGACAGTTTGCATACGGAACTTTCGCTGAGCGTAAGTCCCATTTGCAATATCCAATAGGGTGGGCCCTAGCCACATCGTCGACGTAACCTCGTCGAGGTGTGGACAGGGGTCCGAGGTTGATACGGACCACTTGATCGGTCTTAGCATAGCACTAAGAGCGTTCAGGTTGGTCCCAGTCATACGTTGAGGGATGGGGAAGCTGGTCCCGTGGGTCGAAACCCACCGGACGACAGCCGCCTCATCCCTCTTAAGATAGTAGTCCCTTCGGGGTGGTGGCATACCAATGCCACCACACCAGAGTGGGAGATAAGGATTAACGTGATAGCGCTTGCAGGACTGGAAGGCCTCTGCAAAAGCTATCTTAGCAGCTCGATTGAGCTTCTCCAGGGAGGTGTGGTTACACACTTCCATGAAGGTGCTCTGAATATTAGTGGTCCACTCTTCATCGACCGGTGCAAATGCTCGCATCGGCACGGTGAAGACACGACCTAAAATTTCTGGATTTGTTCTATGGGCGCGGTAAAGCACCTCACAGAACACTCCATGGTCAACGGAGACGAAGGTCTTGGCAATGTTAATGCCAAAACCAAAGTCTTCTAAAAGATAACGATATTCGAGGAGATCCTCAGGCAAAAGCCTGAGGATCGCGTCATCTCCACAGATGGCGAAATGGGTTTGACCCATCTCCTGGATTATCATATAATGAAGAAGAGAGAGGACCGACCAGGACACAGGTGTCCCCATCGGGCAGCCTCTCTCGTAATTAAGCAGATCCCCGTCCAGCTCTACTTTGAAACCAGAGTAGAGGAGGAGAGGGTCTATGTTAAATTTAAGACAAAACCAGGCAAGCGCGCGATGCGAAATCGCGTCAGTTGCTTTGGTCAAGTCTGTTGAGATTATGTTTCCAAGCTTCTCCAGTCTAATCGACGGGGGAAGCTTGCCGAGATATCGAGAAATTTGAGGTATGCGCAAGATCACCTTCCAAAGACGGTGACGCTGTGCATGAGCCTCAGCAATAATGGCAGGGTCGGCCTTAGTGACTACACGAGTCTTAAGGCCGCGCTCTGCGACAACTACAGGCACCAGGCGCCTATCTCGCGGTTGTGAGATAAGGACCTGTTTTGCCTCTTCTACTTTAGCCTTCATTCTGGCGATGCCGATTCGATTACCGAGTCGGCCCTCCAGCCTGAAAGCGTCCGATTGAAGGCATGTGGCGAGCTTTGCAGCTGCGCCCCCATGCTTTCGAGAAAAGCCCAAGCAGGCAGATCCGATGGGGACTTTAAGATCC